GCATCGCGAGCCGCATTATATGGTGCATGAGAGTTTATACTATCTGACTCGCTTTTGCCGCCTAAAGCGCGCCGTCGCGCCGCGTCTCCCACGTAATTGCAAAGCTTTTTCTATTATTTTGTTAGCCCGTGGCGCACTTGGGTATAATGCCAACCGTTCGCCCTATTAGCTCAGGGGATTAGAGCGTCTGCCTCCGGAGCAGAAGGCCGTTGGTTCGAATCCAACATGGGGCACCATTCCAATTTTCCTCGAACCCGCTGGATGTCAAGTCTGGCGGGTTCGTTGCTTTCCGTGTCGTAGTTCAGTGTCACGAGCACGTCTTCGTCGGATACGCTCACCTGCCAGACGAACGCCTTCAATAGCGTTGCGTCATCGAGCTTCGCGCCGCACTGCAGGAAGTCCGCGAAGCGCTCCGGGTCTATCTTCTGCTCCTGGATGGCCTGCAGGTCGTAGTTGGCGCGAGCCTTCTGCTGCTCAAGCTCGGCTATGCGCTCCTTCACGCCCGGCGCTATGATTCCCTGCTCGATGGCGTTCAGGATGTTCTTCAGCCCGCGCTCCGCAGCTGAAAGGGATTCCGCCGCCTGTTTTCGCCTTGTGGCAATCTCCGCCCCGTCTGCCCTGTCGGCGACCATGCGGGCTATCCTCAAGGCCTCCTCGCGGTCGGAAAGCAGCTCGCGCAGGGCACCGACGATAGCGCCCTCAAGCTCCTCTCGGCGAACGTTTCTCATGCAGCCGTCAACGCAGCTGTAGTACTCGTATTTGACGTTGTGCCGCCCGCGCCCGCTCACGCCCTGCAGGTTTCGCCCGCAGCCGGCGCATATGGCCTTGCCCGCCAAGGCGAAATCGCCCCAGTCCTCCGAAGAGCGCTTCTTGGTTCCCTGCACCTGCTGAGCGTCCATGAAAGTCACCTCGTCTATGATCGCGGGCATTCCGCCCTCCTTGACTATGCCGCCCCACTCGTAGCGCCCCGTGTAGCGCCTGTTGTGGAGCATCTGGTAAACCATCGAGTAGCCGCACGGGTTGCCGTTGGAGGTCTTCACGCCTCGCTGGGCGAAGTCCCGAGCTATCGAGTTCACGGTCTCGCGGTTGACGCGCCGCTTGAAGGCCTCGCGCACGAACGCGGCGTCATGCTCGTCTATCTCGTACTCGTCGTCCTCCGACTTGCGGTAGCCGAACACGCGCACGCCGTTGGTCTTGCAACGGAGCGCGTTGCCCTCCATTCCGCGCTTGGTGCGTATGGCGGTCTTCTTCGACTCGCAGGCGGCAAGGCCTTCCAGCAGCTTCTCGTAGATGATGCCCTCGGGCGAGTCGGGTATGGCCTCAAGCGCCGACACGAGCTTCACGCCCTTCTTGGCAAGCTCGCGCTTGTATATGGGCGCGTCGTACTCCCCACGGGAGAAGCGATCCATCATGTACACAAGCACTATGTCGGATTCGCCCGCGTTGGCTATCATGCGCTGGAACTCGGGGCGGTCGTCGGTGCGGCCCGATATGGCGTAGTCGCAGTACTCGGCGGCGATGGCATAGCCCTCGCGTTTGCACCAGTCGCAGCACACGCGCAGCTGGTCGTCTATCGAGGCCTCGCGCTGCTTGTTGCATGAAAAGCGGGCGTATATCACCGCTGTTTTTGGCATAATAAGAAACGGCCTCCTTCTGTAGAGGTTTATGAGTGAGCCTCACGGGCAGCGCTGCAACGCTTCGACCCCGTGGGGCTTCTTTATTCTTTCGGCGCGTAGAACTCGCATCGCGGGCAGCTCGCCCGCAGTATCCCGCGACCCTCCCTGATGTACTGGCGGCATAGGTAGCCGTGAACGCACGGAGCCTTGCCGGCATGTTCCGAGGCCTTGGCTTTCTCGTAGTCGGCGAGCGCTTCGAGCATGCTCTTGTACACGATGTCGGCCATCTCCGCTTTGGCCTGCTCGGTATTCGTCGCTCCCATGCGCGCCATCCTCCTATCTATATAGAACGGTAAACGAGTACAGCATCATGTCGCTGTCGCGCGTGTTTGCGCTAGTCGCCATCTTGATGTCGACGATCTGGCAACCTTTGTCCTGGATGCGCGACAACGTTCCGTCGATACGCTCGGTAACCTTGTCCTCAAGCTGCGTGGCGGTCGAATACATGGCCTTGCCCGCGACCTGGAACACGAGGGCGTGCACTTTCCCGTCGCTTACGATGAACTCGTCAGCGTCGCTTGCCATTTTCTTTGCGGCGCTCTTGTTGAACATCCCCATGCGCTACTCCCTTTCATCCTCGTACGACTCCGCCCTATCGAGCAGAGCGTCAACCGATATGCCCATAGCGTGTGCAATTTTGTATACGATGCTCGCTTTTGGGTCTTTGATCTTGCCGCTGAAAATCTGCGACACGTGAGCGTCTGACATACCGGACGCCCTGCACACATCCGCTTGCTTCATGCCAAGCTCGTCGAGGTAGTCGTTCAATGCGCGTGATAGCTGCATCTTTAGCCCCTCTCACCTAAAGACTATTCGAGTAAATCCTAACAGAAATTAGGAAAAACTCAATATGCTATTGATTCCTAATGCTCATTAGGATATTGTTTTGCTCGTACCTAATGGGCATTAGGAAGAAGGGAGGATCAATGAACAGCCTGCAAGGTCTCGTTGCTGCTCGCATTGCCGAGCTGCACATCACGAAGCAGAGCGTAGCCGACGCAATCGGTTGTTCCCTCGTGACCTTCAACAAGAAGGTTAACGGCGAGAGCGACATAACGATTACGGAAGCACGAAAGCTCGCGAATGCAATCGAGGTGACGAGCGATGAAGTCTGCCGACTCGCGCCCTAGCGCCGAAGCAAAGCGCGAAACGCTTCGCGAAACCAGGTTGGATCAAATGGTAACGACGCTCACCAAGGCCTACAGAGATTGGGAGCGCGAGCAGAAAGGCGAGAAGCAGGCGTAATGAGGCAGTGGTCGACACATGAACTCATGTACCTCGAAGAGCACGCGGGCGAAGGCGCTAAGGCGATAGCCAAGGCGCTGGGACGTTCGGAAGACTCTGTTAAGTGGCAAGCGCAACGCTGCGGACTCTCGCTCCGCAAGCGCAGCCAGTGCCCCAACTGCGGCAGATGGACGTTCCGCCCCCTGAACCGAATCAACGGCTGGTGCATCGAGTGCACGAAGGAACTTCACATGTCCGACCTAGCTGAGCAGGCCAACGCCATGCGAGAGGAGGCGATCAGGGAGAAGAGGAACAACCAGGAGCGACAGCGCTACTACAGCGCAAAGAGCCGCGCCAAGAAAAAGCAGAAATAGGCACACCAAAAGCCACACGTGCTATGACCAGCGGAAACATCAGAAAGGAGCACGAAATGCAAAGTAAAAAGAAAGCGAGCGCCCCCAGCTACCACACTCCGAGCGCCCGCATGAACCGCATCGAGAACGATGCTTCGACCATCATACCATTCGAGCGCAAGCCCCGCCCCACCGCCAAGGAGATGCAGGACGCTTCTCAGTTCAAGGCGGGCGTCATGGTGGGCTTCCTCGCCGCTACGCTCATCTTTCTCATCGTCCTGTGGGCGTGGATCATCCCCACGATGGACGGCGCGGTGGCAACCGCCCAGCAGGCATACGAGACCACGGCGGGTGTCGTCCATGCGTAACGACGAGCGCTACAAGCCCAAGCCCCAGAGCAACCAGCTTGAGATATTCGGCCTCGGCTCCGCAGGAGAGCAGGACTTCCAAGAGGCCCGCAAATGGATCGAGGACAACCCAGGCGCTTGGAACTTCATGGTGGAGAACGCCGTGAGGCTCAACCGCAAGGGCTACGTGTCGGTCAACTACCTGGTGAACATGGTGCGCAACGAGCTGCACGTGGCCTGCAAGAACGGCATCGCCCCGAGCCTGGCCCGCATCATGGAGGCCCGCTACCCGCAGCTGAAGGGCGCTTTCAACAAGCACCGCAGCCAGTCGGACGGTTTCAGCGAATGAGCTGGGTTCAAACGCTGGCAGCGACGGCGCGGGTCGTTGTTCCGGTTCGCGAGGTCGTGGGCAAGCAGCGCCCCCGCACCGATTACCGCAACCGCCGCACCTACACCCCCACCAAGACCCTGAAGGCCGAGAAGGAGGTGCGCGACGCGTGGCGGGCCGAATACGGCGAGACCTTCGCCGGGCACGACGGCCCCGTGAGGATGCGCATATCCACCTACCGACCGCTCGCTAAGAGCAACCCCAAGTATTGGGAAGGGCGCTCCGACATGGGAAAGCCCGACTGGGACAACGTGGGCAAGCTCGTCTGCGACTCGCTCAACGGCCTTGCCTTCAAGGACGATCAGCAGGTGATCACCTGCACCGTGGACAAGCGCCCGAGGCCCTGCCACGGGACGCAACCGTTTATCAGCATCTACATCGAGTACTTCGTCGAGGAGTACGTGAAGGAGAAGAAATGAAGCACTTCGAGAACAACGTGAACGACGGCATGAGCCGCACCGACAGCATCGAGACGCTTATCGACCTCACCAGCTGCATCGCCGTGAACGCCCTCATGGTGGCGGGCGGCGAGGCCGAGGCCGACGAGAAGGACGCGGGCGCTTGGTGGGCCATGATCGCCCTGGCCGAGGCCGCGCTTGAGGGCTACCCCGAGGACGTGCGCGCCAAGGGCTACCAGGTCGTCAACGAGAACACCAACCGGGAGCTTGTGGAGCAGGCGCGCCGCAAAGAGGCCGAGCAGGCCGCCAAGCACGTCATGAGCATCATCTTCGGCGTGAAGAAGGAGGACTAGCCGTGGCACTAATCACGACGCAACCGGTAAGCGCACGCGCCCTGTTCAAGCAATCGACCATTAAGGGCGACGAGGCGGTCTTGCAGTTCACCGTCCGAATGGACAGCGAGAACGCCTTCCCCCTGATGAAGAAGACGGGCGGCTACGTGATCCTGACCGTGGAGAGCGAGCAGAAGACCATCGAGTTCGACGACGAGACCGGGGAGGTCTGGGATGAGTAACGAAGCCGAGAACGTCGTAGCCGAGGTCATCGAGGAGCAGGACGCATCGAGCCTGACCGTGGCCTACAAGCCCTCCGTCATCGAAGCCAACTTCGACGCCCTCGAAGCCCACGTGCGCAAGACCGTGGAGGCCTACGACGGTGCGACCTACGACCTCACCAAGAAGGAGAACATCGCAGAGGCCAAGCACGACCGCAGCTACCTCAACGGCCTCAAGAAGGAGATCGACGAGCGCCGCAAGGCCGTGAAGCGCGAGTACAGCAAGCCGCTCGACGCCTTCGAGAAGCGCTGCAAGCAGATCACGGCCATCATCGACGAAGCCGCCGACAACATCAAGTCGCAGCTCGACCAGGCCGAGGAAGAGCGCAAGGCCCGCGCCTACGCCAAGCTGCAGGAGCACTACGAGGAGTTCGCCGGGCTTCTGGCCCCCGTCGTGCCCTATGAGCGCTTCCACGAGCCGCAGTGGCTCAACAAGACCTTCGGCGAGATCAAGGCTTGCGAGGCGCTTGAGGCGAAGGTCTCCAAGCTGGCGGGCGACTGGGAAACGCTCAAGTCGCAGTTCGAGGGCGAGCCTTTCTATGCCGAGGCCGAGCGCGAGCTGTTCGCGACCCTCGACCTGGGCGCAGCGCTCACAGCGGCCCGCAAGGCGGCAGAAGAGGCCGCGCGCATTGCCGAGCTGAAAGCCGCCATGGAACCTGAACCAGAGCCGGAGGCCGCGTCCGAACCCGCCGGCAACTGGTATCCGGGCGGAAGCCCCATGCAGGAGATCGGCGACGAGCCTATCGGCCCCGCGCCCATTGCCGCACCGGCGCCCGCGCCCGCACCAGTTGCCTCGCCGGCGCCCGTGTCGAGTGGTCCTGCAACCCCCTGCGTGATGCTCATCGACTCCGCCACGACCGACCAGATGCAGGCCATCGGGCGCTTCTGCGGGAGCATCGGCGTGAGCGGCGTGTTCAAGCGCGGCACCCTGCAGCAGGTCTACGAGCGCACGATCCGTTAGGAGCATCGAATGGCAGACGACAAGCACATGACAATCGACCAGGCGGTGGCGCAGGTTCAGCGCTCCGTGGTCGTGCCGAAGGCGCGGTACAACGCGCACGGCAACTACTACTACCGCTCGATGGAGGACATCGTTGCCGCGCTCAAGGAGCCTTGCCGTGACGCGGGCGTGTTCTTCACCCTCAACGACTCCATCGAGCAGCTGGGCGACCGCTTCTACGTGAAGGCCACCTGCCTCGTGAAGTTCGAGGACGGCACGCCCGGCGAGATCGTCATTTGCGCCTACGCCCGCGAGCCGCTCGCCCAGAAGGGCATGAGCGAGACGCAGCTCACCGGATCGGCGTCGAGCTACGCGCGCAAGTACGCGCTCTGCGGCATGTTCGACATCGACGGCACGAGCGACCCGGACTCCCTGAACGGCGTGGAAAAGCCCGAGAAGGAGTCGCCCGTGCAGGGGCCGTTCGACGCCAAGTGCAAGGCCTGCGGCACCGCCTACCGCTTCAACAGCCGCGAGCAGTACGAGCAGTTCATCCAGAACCCCGGTTGCTGCGCGACCCCGACGTGGACGGTCTTGTAGGCCATGCAAGACATGTACGGAGAGCGCGAGCAGCTTTTCGACCAGCTCATGCAGGAGCTTGAGGCCCTTCGCAGGACTGGCCAGCAGTACGCCGAGAACGAGGCCGAGTACCGCAAGGCGCTGCGCATAGCCATCTTGGAGGAGCGTTCCAAGGGCACGCCGGTCACCGTGATAAGCGACCTGTGCCGGGGACGCCCCGACATAGCCGAGAAGAAGCAGCTGCGCGACTGCGCCGAAGCGCTCTACAAGGCCTCGAGCGAGGCAATCATGGCAATCAAGTTGAGGATCAAGACCGTTGACGCCGACATCCAGAGGACGTGGACGAGCGGCGGCACCGGAGAAGGGAGCTTTTTGTGAGCATCAACCGAGTGAACATTACGGGCAACCTGACGCGAGACCCCGAGCTTCGCAGCACGGCGGGCGGCATGGCGGTTCTCGGTTTCGGCGTTGCGGTCAACGACCGCCGAAAGAACCAGCAGACGGGCCAGTGGGAGGATTACCCGAACTTCGTCGACTGCACGATGTTCGGCAACCGCGCCGAGGCCCTGAGCCGCATCCTGCGCAAGGGCATGAAGGTGGCCATCGAGGGCAAGCTGCGCTACAGCTCGTGGGAGGACAAGAACGGCGGCGGCAGGCGCTCGAAGCTCGAAGTCATCCCCGACGAGGTGGAGCTGCTGAGCCAGAACGCCAACACCCAGCAGCCGCAGCAGTACGCGCCGCAGGGCTACCAGCCGCAGGCCTATTCGCCCCAGCAGGCCTACCAGCCGCAGCCCGCCCCGCAGCAAGTGCCCCAGCAGTGGAACGCCCAGCAGGCGTACCAGAACCCGCCCGCAGCCCCGCAGCCGCGCCAGCAGGCACCAGCGCCCGCGCCGCAGGCCTACGCGCCCCAGCAGGCGCCGCAGACCCTGCAGCAAGCGCCCCAGCAGCCCGTGCAGCAGTCGATGGACGTGTACGACGAGGACATCCCCTTTTAGGGGTGACGGCGGCGTGCAAGTCCTGGACTCGCTCATAGACGGGCCGCTGAGGCTTCGCAACCGCAGGGAGGGCGACGAGCTTATCGGCATGATCGTCCGCTACCTGCGCACGGGCAAGGAGCCAGAGCCGCGCACGGACACCCAGGAAGCCGTGCTGACGGCGATACGGCCCGTCATGGAAACCTCCCGCTCGCGCATCGTGGCGGGAGGCAACGGCGGCAAATCATCAAGCAGCGATGCAGGCAAGGCCGAAAGCAAACGGCCAAGCAAAACGGGAAGCAAACCCGTAAGCAAAACGCCAAGCAAATCATCAAGCAGCGATGCAAGCAAGGCCGAAAGCAAACGGCCAAGCGAAGAGGAAGAGGAAGTAGGAAGAGGAATTAAGGAAGAGGGAAAAGCGGGTGCGGCGCGTTTCCGCGCCCCCTCTCCCGAGGAAGTGGCCGAATACGCCAGCGCCTACGCGGCGTCGAAGGGCATCGACCTCGCCTCGACCGACTTCGACCCCGAGCGGTTCGTCGACTTCTACGCCCAAAAGGGCTGGATGGTCGGCAAATCGCGGATGAAGGACTGGAAGGCATCCGTGCGCAACTGGGTGCGCACCTCGAAGCCGAAACACGAAACGAGATTGGAGGTGACCGGCGGTGACGACTTTTCCCAGTACGACTGAGTGCCCGCATTGCGGGGCCGTGCTCAACGCGCGGTACGCCCAGCTGGGCCTCAAGCGCCTGTTCTGCGGCTACGAGTCGTGCAGCTGCGAAGGGGCCGTCGCCGAGCGCGCTGCCATAGCGGCGCAGGAGCAGGCCGAGGCCGAGAAGGCCGTCGCCGAGAAGCGCAGGCGCTCGCTTGTGCGCTGCGGCGTGCCTGAGCGCTACCTGGGGCTTGACCACCCCATAGCCGACGAGCTTGCGCTTGCCATGGAGGGCGGCCAGTGGCTCTACCTGTGGGGCGACGTGGGAACGCGCAAGACCACCTGCGCAGCAGCCGTGGCCATGCGCCTGCACGACCGTGGCAAGTCGCCGCTCATGGTGCCGATGTACTGCGTGCTCGACGAGATCCAGCGCAGCTTCCACGACGGCGGCGACCCGCTGAAGCGCTACGCCGAGGCGGGCTACCTGCTCATCGACGACCTGGGCAAGCGCAGGCCGACGGGCTTCGTGCTCGACAGCCTGTTCCAGCTCATCGACCAGCGCTACTCGGCGATGCGCCCCACGCTGGTCACCACGCAGTACAGGCCCAGCGACCTCGTGCGCAGGCTCGCCGAGCAGGGCGACGCCGACACGGCCAAGGCCATCGTGTCGCGGCTGCGCCACGGGGCAAGGGTGGTCGAGTTCGACGGCCCGGACGGGAGGCTCGCATGATCCTGCAAGCAAGCCAGCTGCGCGGCTGGCCGAAGGAGCGCGCCGAGCTTTACGGAAAGCCACACCTCGGGGCGCGCTACACGGGCAAGCGGTCGTACGAGCTTCTGCAAGACCGCTGCTGCGTCTGCGGCAGGCGCGCACAGAGCTGCCACCACGTGGCGCACCGAAGCTGGGGACTTGAGTTCGAGCTTGTCACGCCGAACGGCACGTGGAGCCTGCGAAGCCCGCTGTTCGCCCTGTGCGGCAGCGGCACGACCGGGTGCCACAACCAGTTCCACGGCGGCGCGGGCCTCAAGGCCGAGTGGCGCTGGCGCTCCAAGGTGTACGAGGAGGCCTGGTGGACGGGCCAACTGCTGGAAGTCTACGAGCCGCACCACCCGGGGCTGTACGAGTACGGCTATTGGGCGATAACCGACGAACACGGAAACGAAATGATCCGAGAAGGGAAATGACCATGGAGGCCAAGACATGCGAGCAGTACGTGCTCACGCAACTGTTCGAGCAGCAGGACGAGAACGACAGGCTCAGCCGCGAGCTGCAGCGCCGCGACGAGCGCATCGACGAGCTGACCGGGCAGATTGATGCCATCGAGGGCTCCGCGATGCAGCAGGCCATCCGCAAGGCCGGGCGCGATGCGCTCATGAGCCACTGCACGGGATACGCGCGCGAGGTGACCGACGGCGAGACGTTCGAGGACTGGTGCCTTGAGAATGTGCGCAAGTACTACCTGCCCGAGGGCATCAGCGTGCTTGCGTTCATCAAGGAGTTCGAACCTGAGCTTCGCGCGGAGTACGACAAGCAGGCTGCCGAGGCGCGCGAATGATACGCATCTACGAGCGCTCGCTCTGCCAGAGCTACGCAAGCGCATACCGGCAGGGCATCGAAATCGCCACCACGGGCACCGAGGAAGAGGCGCTTTCCATCGTCGAGGCCCTGACCGACGACAGCTACCAGTGCTTCGCACTGCTGGAAGACGGAACCGTGCTCGACCTGCGGGGCCGGTTCCCCGGTTGCGTGGAGTTGGGCTGTGAGGAGGAACGCGATGGCAACCGAGATTGAGCCGCTGATCATGCCGTTCGACCCGCTTTGGGTCACCACCAGCAAGCGAGAGTACCGCGAGGCCGTGCGCAGGATGGGCGAAGAGCCGGGAGACGCCAAGGGCAAGGACGGCCTCACCAGCTGCATCCCGGGCAAGGGGTGCGTGATCTGGATCAGCCGCAAGGTGAAGGCCCCGGACCTGTACGCGCTCGCCGCCCACGAGGCGACGCATGCGGCGTGCGACATGCTTGCCAGCATCGGGGAGGACATGCCCGGCTCCGAGGAGCTGGCCTACATGGTGCAGTCCATCACGGCGGGAATCATCATCGCCTGCGAGGGCCGCAGCGATGGCTAACGCCAAGGTGTTGCGGAAAGCGCAACTGCTACGCCTGATGGCTGACGAGCTGTGCGACAACATCGAGGCCCGAGAGGCTAGCGAGTCGTGCCTGCACACCTACGGAAGCCTCAGCTATGGCCTGGAAGACGGGCAGGGCAAGACCCAGATACAGAACGACATACGCAGGTGCAGGAGAACGCTCCTCGACCTGTGGAAGCTGATAGGAAAGGAAATCTGATGACCGACGAGAAGAAAACCGAGACCGCCAAGGAAGCCGCAACCGTGAAGAAGGCCATGATCTCGCAGCCGATGGCCGGCAAGACAGACGAGGAGATCGTGGCCACGCGCGACCTCGCCGTGGCGAAGCTGCGCCAGATGGGCTACGAGGTCGTGAACACCCTATTCACCGACGAGTGGTACAGCGACGAGGCCATGAAGGAGCGCGGCGTGGTGCAGGTTCCGCTGTGCTTCCTTGCGAAGTCGCTTGAGAACATGAGCCTGTGCCACGCGGCTTACTTCTGCAAGGGCTGGGAGGATGCACGCGGCTGCAAGATCGAGCACGAAGCCGCCACCGCTTACGGTTTGGAAGTGCTTTATGCAGACTAGCCCAACAGCCGAAGCGCTCTCCCGTGCGGCTATAGCCTTCAAAGATGCGGTTGATGCGTTTATGGACGCCCTCGCCAGATGCGTGCGAAAGGTCATCCGGTTCTTTCGCAAGCTGGCGAAGCAGCTCGACCCGAAATGGCAGCGCCGTCACCGCCGTGCCTTGGCTCGGTCGCGCCGCAACAACCTGTACCTGAAGAGCATCGGGAGGTGCCGATGATGATTGACGACAAAGCTCGCAGCAGCGTTGCAGAGCAACTGAAGCACGATGCTATTTACCACGATGGCTCGACATTGGGTGAATGGTGGGCGCGCCTCCAATCGGTCGCATGCGACTGCGACGACTTCCCTGATCCGCGCTCTCTGTTCATGCGACTGGCCGGGCTTATTGAGCCACGTCCCATTGATGGCAGCACGTCTGACGGCTACCACACCTTCAACGAGCTTTACCATCACCGCGCCGTCCTCTTCTCCGTTATCGTTGCGGCCTTTCCCGACAAAGCTTGGAAAGCGAAGGCGCACAGCGACGGCACCATGTATGGCGGCATGTTCATCGTCGGCATCGACACGCCAGACGGCCAGGCCACCTATCACTACGACATCGAGCCGTACTGGGGTATGTTCCGCTGCAAGGAGCTTGAACGCGCGCCCGAGTGGGACGGCCACACGCCAGGACAAGCCATTGAGCGCATAGGCAAGCTAGCGAGCCTCATCGACCGCCCGGTATGCCACCTCGTCGAGAATGACGAGGGCCACACGGCGTGCTCCGAATGCGGATGCGACTATCTGTGTATGAGCAGCGCGACGTATTGCCCAGATTGCGGCGCGAAGGTCGCCAAGAATGGCTAGAGGCAGGACGAAGCGGTTTACCGAAAGCGAGCTGCGCGAGAGGAGAAACCGCCAATGGTGGGAATCCCGCGCCCGCTGCGGCCATGCGACCGTCTGCCCTCTGTGTGGCGGGTACACACTCTCGAAAACCGGCTATCACGCGGGCTGTGCCAAGAAGGCAGGGATCAAGATTCCAAGGCAGCAAATGAAGCGAGCTTTATTGACCGCCAAAGAGCGTCAGAAGATTCCCGTTGCCCGGATGGCTGGCCCGGTGGGCGCCGTTGTCCGTGACGATGGCGTGCGATTCGAGTCGGCTGGCGCGGCGGCGCTCGCGACATACGGGTATTGCGGCAGCCCGAACATCGTGAGGGCCGTCAGAACGGGATGCAAGGCCGGAGGTCATTACTGGAAACGAGCCGACGAGGAGGATAAATGACCGACCAATACGTATTCAACCCCGACATACACGACGAGTGGAAGCCGCCTGCGCACCGCTGCGAGAACTGCGCCCACCACGAGCACGACGTTGTGCCGATCGCTCATTTCGACGTGGACGGCAACGAGGTCGGCAGCACTACCGGCACGCGCTGCTACTGCAATCACGGCGGCAAGCACTTCGTGACGGGCGACAACAACCACTGCGACTACTGGGAGGAGGCGCGATGAGCTACGACATACGCCTGTGCGACCCCGTGACGCACGAGGCGCTGCAAACCGACGTGCCTCACGACATGCGTGGCGGCACCTACGCCATGGGCGGCACTACCGGTCTCTGGCTGAACGTCACCTACAACTACGGCAAGCACTACTACCGCGTGCTCGGCGACAAGGGCATCCGCACCATCTACGGCATGACGGGCGCGGAGTCCATCCCCGTGCTCGAAGCGGCAGCGGCCAAGCTGTCCGACGAGGTTTCGGACGACTACTGGGAGGCCACCGAGGGCAACGCCAAGCGCCCGCTGCTTCAGCTGGCGGCGATGGCCCGCATGCGCCCAGACGGCGTTTGGGACGGTGACTGACGATGGCGAGGGTGATCGCGACGCAGGAGGTGCCGGAAAACTGCTCGACATGCCTTTACGGGAAGTTCTACGGCTGCAGCCATGCCGACCGCCAGAAGGATTGGACGTACTACCGCTTTTGGCAAGGCCTGAAGCCCTGCCCGAGCTGGTGGCTTGACCAGAACCGGTTCGAGAGGGCGTGATGAAATGGTTGACTTCGAGCCGCCTAGCGGCTGGAACCTGCCGCCGGGATGCTTCGAGTCCGACCCGCGCGCGCCGTGGAACCAGGAAGAGCCGAAGACCTGCGGGAACTGCTCGCACTGCCTGGAAGGCTGCTGCGATTTCGGGATATGCGGGCTTGAGTTCGAGGATGCGTTCGACGAGGCCGACCACGAGGTGAAGACCACGCCGTGGAAGGCTGCGCTCTGGGCGCGCGATTGGATCGTTGAGCACTACAAGGATGAGCAGGAGGACGTGTGCGACCGATGGGATGGCTAGCGACCGCCGCCATGGCTTTGCTGCTGGGAGTCCTGGCCATTGAGGCCTGGGCGATACGGATGCTGGCGGCGGGGCTGGTGCTGCTGGCCCTGCTCGCCTGCGGTTAGGGGGGGGGCGTTGCGAAACGTGAACTGGGGCTGCCTGGCGTTCCTCGCCGTGGCCCTGATTATTGATGCTTTTGCCGTGTGGGCGGCTTCATCGCTCGCGCGCTGGATGATTGGAGTTTGATATGCAAGATTGCGTGATTATGGGCAGCGTCGCCACGTTCGACGGCGTTGCGCCCGACAAGGCCCAAGCCCTGAAGGTGCTTGAGGAGGCTTCCGAGGCGTACAACGCCTGGCAGGCGTGGTACGAGTGCCGCGACGCCGAGGCCAAGGACTGGTGCGGCCAGTCCCTCATGGAGGAGTGCGCCGGCGTCGTGCAGGCTGTCGCAAACCTTGTGAAGGCCTGCGGCTGCGACGACATGCGCCTGCACCTCATGGACTGCGAGGACAGGAACCGCAAGCGCGGGCGCATCACCGGCTCGAAGCCCTATCCTGGTGCCTGCGGGCGCGAGGACTGTAAGCGCTTCGTGTTCGTGCCAATTCCTCGCCCCTATGGGGTGCTGGGCAAGCTCAAGGCCAAGATCGGGGGCTTGAAGTGAACCGCGCGCAGAAGGTCATAGCCGCCGTGGTGTATGCCGGTAGCCTCGTGGCTGTGTCGCTCGCAATGATCGGGGTTTGTTCCCTGCTCGCTCGCTGGGTTGCCGGAATATGGGGGCTTGTGTAGCCCCTGAAGGCATGGAAAAGCCCCCTAGAATCGAATCTAGGGGGCTTTCTGCTGTCTGCTGCTATCTGTGCTGCCCTGTAGGCTTCTCGGCTGCTATGGCCTTCTCTAGGCCTCGTTTGGCCTCGCTGATAATCTGCAAAAGCTCGTGCCACTGCTTCGGCTCTCGGTCTTTCATGGCTTGCCTTTCTAGTTGTAGGTGTCGCAGATGCTTGGGGTGCCGTCCCACAAGGTGAGCCGGTACCCGCACAATTCGAGTTCGGGGCTGTTCTTCGCCCTGCTGTAGTCCCTGACCTTGAGGCGCTTCCCGTTGTCGCTCGCCTCGCGGCCCATAATCGGGTCATAGGTGAAGCAGTTCGGCAAGGGCATGTACTTGCGCTCCCACCCGTAGGCGTCGGCCAAACCCTCGAAGGTGCTTTCTATGGGCCTGATCGTGGCTGTTTTCGCTGTGGCCTTGATGGCCTGGTAGAAACTGCCCTCGCATTCGAAAATGTCGCCTGCTTTTACCTGCATGGTGTGCCCCTTTCTAAAGATCGGGGCAAGGCCTGAAGCCCTGCCCCTATGTCGTTCTGCTATGCCGGGAGGAGGTTGCCCCTCGGGGCCTCCACGCGCCGGCTGCGCACCGCGTCGCGCCCCTGCTGCATGCCTCGGCTTATGCTGTCGTTGTTGGATGCCTTGAGGCCTCGCCTATGGGATCGCCCAAGCCCCAGGCCCTCGAAGTAGTCCTCAACCTCCTTGGGGCAAACGATCATCAGCTCGAAGCACTGCTTCTCAAGCTCGGCGCGCACCCCGGCGATGAAGCCGATAACGAAGTTCGAGTAGGCGTCGGGGTCGGTGTACGCGAAGTCCTGATACTCGTTTGCCAGCCTGTGGCAGGTTTCGAGCAGGTTCGCGTAAACGATCTCCGCCGCCTCGCTGTCGGCCTTGTAGCCGACGAACACGAACTCGTACTTGCGGGCCGTCACCCTGCGCTGGTACACCTTGCACCTGAAGTTGTCGGCGATGGTCTGCGCCAGGCTCGGCGCCCACGCCTTTGCCGTCCACCCGGTGGTGGTCTCGGTCACCCGCTTCACCTCGTCGGCAAGCTCCCATTCCTCCACGTCGTTGTCCGCGATGAGCTTCTGGGCCTTGAGGGCGAACTGGATGGCCTCGGCCTCGTTGCAGCCGTTCTCCACGCTGTGCTCGCGAAGCTTCTTGATCTTCTCGATGATCTTTTCTCGTTCCATGGTCGAACCCTCCTTAATGGGAGGGGCTAGGCCCCTCCCGGTAGTGATCTGTTACTTTTCCCAGAGGTAGCCGAACGCCTCGGCTATCCTGGGAACCTCGGTAACCTTCTTGGGTGTGAAATTGGTCTCGCGCTCGAAGTAGTTCAGGCCGTATTTGCGGTTGATCTCCTCAAGCTCTGCCAGGTTGAAGTAGCCCATCTCGGGGACTGCCCCGAAGACGAACCCGAACATGTCGCCGGTCTCCTCGTCGTACTCGGTGGCGTAGAAGTCCCAGCCGTTGAAGCAGCTGAACCAGTGGCCGTAAACCACGGTCTCGGCCTTCTTGCCGTCTTGCGAGTAGAGCGGCGGGAGCTTCTTCTGAAGCTCTTTCGTGAGTAGCTTCTGCATGGTATGATCTCCTGTGTGTTGTTGTGGGAGGCCCCTTCTCGGGGCCTCCTGCTTGCTTTAGGCTGCTTGCTCTACTGGTCTGATGGGGTTCGTTTCGCCGATGTTCCAATCAATGGCCTTGGCGTTCTGCCACTTGCCCTGATCGTCCATGTAGTAAAAGCCATGCTTGCCGAAGTACTTTCGAACCTTCAAGGCCCCGGACTCGATGCCATCGGCTATGACCTGCTTTCGAAGGTCTTTCACCATGTAAATAATGGCTTCTTCGTCGCTGTTGGCCTTGAATGCCTCGGTTACCTGTGCAAGGTAGTTATCGCAAGCCCTCATGATCTCCACTTGCTCGTAATCGGCTCGGGGGATCTCGTTAATTGGCCTGTGCTTCGTGGCCTCTACTGTGTACCTGCCAAGCTCTGGAAAAGCCATGTACTCGTTTACAAGCTTCAAGGCTGTTGCAAGCTCTAGGCCATCCTTTCGGCCCTGGGGGCCTTTCCTGAAGTAGCCTCGTGCTCGCATACCCTCAACTATGGCTAGGATCGTGTGGTTGCTCACCAGCTGACCACTTACCACCAGATCTAAACTCTGCTGCTCTGCCATCTCTGTAGCCTCCTTATTCGGTTCTAAAGCTGCTTGCTAGCTCTGTGGGCTTTGTGGCCCTCATTGCTGACAACTGAATTATTGCACAATAATTAGTGTGCTATAGGCACAATGCACAATAGATATTGTTCTACACAATACCTGCACAATTGCTATTGTTGTATCCCTATTGCTATTGCTGTATCATCAGGGGATCAGATCAAGGCATGAAGGGAGGTTGCATGACACCGACTGAGGCGCTTAAAGAAATGCTCGACCGTTCCGGCATGAGCATGTACGCGCTTTCAAAGGCCATGGGCAAGAGCAGGAACTACGTTCAGAATACGATCAAACAAGGTTCCGACCTAGGCGCGGGAAACCTCGCGCTCATGGCTTCTCACATGGGCTTTAAGCTGACGTTGAACGGAATGGGCGAACCCATCGAGATAACGGAGAGGAGCGAAGATGCCGACGATAATCAAGGGCCAGCCGACTAGCGCCGAGATTCGCAAGCGGCTCAAGGCGGAAGGACGCCCCGTGGTGCTTTCCTGCTCGCTGGGCAAGGACTCGCTGGCCGCCTGGGTGGCGCTTGAGGACGAGGGTATAGAGGTCGTGCCGATCTACTACTGGTCTATCCCGGGCCTTCCGATGGTCGAGCAGAACGTGCGAACCATCGAGAAGGTGTTCGGCGTGAAGATACACCAGTACCCGCACCCCAGATGGTCGAGGACGCTCAACAACTGCGTGTTCCAAAGCCCGGCGCACTGCGACGTGATCGAGGCCGCGAACATGCCGGTCTACAGCTACGACGACATGCGCCCCTACATCCTCGAAGACCTCGGCCTGCCCGATGACACGTGGTTCTGCGACGGCGTGCGCGCCTGCGACAACCCGTACCGTCGAGCCAGCCTCACCAAGCACGGCCTCATGAAGCAGACCACGCACAAGGCCTCGGTGGTTGCGGACTGGACGAAGGCAGAGGTCATGGATGCGATCGCCCGCAGGGGCATCGGCCTGCCTCCGGACTACGAGCTGTTCGGGCGCAGCTTCGACGGCCTGGACATGCGCTTCATGAAGCCCCTGCGCGAGAAGCGCCCCGACGACTTCGCCGTGGTCAAGAAGTGGTACCCGTTCATCGAGGCAGACGAGAAGAGGTGGGAGCACTATGGGCTTTAAGTTTGAGAAGCCGCAGAAGGCGCGTAAAGAGGCTAAGGCGGCCGAGGAAGCGCAGCTGACCGACCACCAGAAAAGCTACCGAGACCGCGAGAAGCGCGAGGAGAAGCGCTTTCAGATGGCCGTCGATTCCGGCTTCTGGATCTGCTTCTGCTTCCATGACGCCGAGGAGCGCGGGCGCTTCGCCGATCTGGTCAAGGCCGATGCCGAGGGCTGGACGTTCGGCGACGTAATCCGCCCCGTGTTCGAGGAGCGCATAGGCCTTCAGAACAAGCGGCAGTTCAAGCCGAAGGAGCAGAAGGGCACGCCGATGCCGAACCCGCTCGATTCGGTCGAGACCACCGACAGCCTCGAGGGCGACAGCTTCGCCGAGGCCGATGCCATACTCAAGGCGTTCGAGTCGCTTGAGGTTAAGCCCTACTACGACAACGTTTGGAGCAGCGCCTACTACGTCGTGTGCGTGTTCCGTGACTCCGACGACCTCGAAAGCTTCATCAGGGAGTATGCCCTGGCGAAGTACGGCGACCTGTACATGGACGGGTCGAAGATCCTTGAGGCCCTTGAGGCCTAAGGCCAATCTCACGCGCATAGGAAAATCAAGGCGTCCTTCGGGACGCCTTTTTTGTTCCCGAAAACGAGAGGAGGCAGGCATGTTCGGTCGTATTCGCCGCGCAGCGGGAAACATCGCCAACCGAGTGCGCTCCGCGTTCAATCGCGGTCGCGGCAGCTCTTCCGGCCGCTCCTCCTACTAAGGGGGAACCCAGGGCCAGCGCGATCATAAGGCGCTGGCCCTTTCCATCGTCAAAGCAAAACAGAGAGGAGTGAACGCATGGCAGCCAAGCGAGAGAAGCCCACACTTCCCACCGACACAGACTGGCCCGCCGAGACCGTCACATGGTTCAACGCGTGGCGCGACGACCGTTGCAGCGACCGCTGGGACGAGCGCCAGTGGCAGTACGTCATGGACACCGCCATCGTCCACGCCCTCGTGTACGGCTCCAACGACTTCGGCGCGCTCGCCGAGCTTGACAAGCGCCTGCGCTTCATGGGCCTCACGTTCGAGGACTAGCCATGAACGACCAGAACCTCATCAAGCCGAAGCGCGACCAGACGCCCGAGCAGCGCCGGGCCGCTGCCTCGAAGGCTGGCAAGGCCGCCGCCAAGAAGCGCCGCGAGAAGAAGCAGCTGCAGGAGATCGCCAAGACCGTGCTGCACATGCCGTTCGAGGGCACCGACGCCGAGCTGGACGAGCTGGAGGGGATGTCCTTCGAGGACTACCCCGACCGCAAGCTCACGGTCTCCGAGATAAGCGTGCTCAAGGTGGCGAAGAAGGCCATGAAGGGCGACATAGCCGCGCTTCAGTTCCTTCGCGACACCGCAGGCGAGAAGCCCGTCGAGAAGGTCGAGGTGGCAGCGGACGTGTCGCACGCGGCCGAGGAGATCGGCAAGCTGATAGAGGCGAAGCGCCATGCCGACAAGGGCTGACCTTATCGACCTGGTGTACGACTGCCCCGCCGACATCGCCGTGAAGCTCGGATACGACAAGCTCACCGACCTGCACAACAAGTGGATCAAGGACATGGTGTTCGGCACCGAGGACGAGACGATCCAGGCGCACCGAGGCTCCTTCAAGACTACGTGCCTGCACATCTCGTTCGCCTTCATCCTCGTGCTGTTCCCCGGCGAGCGCGTCATATTCCTGCGCAAGACCGACGATGACGTGGTGGAGGTCATGACGGCCACGGCCAACGTTCTTCAATCGGAGTGGTTCCAGGCTCTCGGGCGCATGCTCTACGGCACCGACCTCGTGATAACCAAGGCCACGCAGTCCTCGGTGTCGACGAACCTCAAGCAGGGCGTGTCGGGCGCTCCCCAGTTGCTGGGGCTTGGCTGCGGCGGCTCTCTCACGGGCAAGCACGCCGACAAGGTGTTCACCGACGACATCGTGAACGTGAAGGACAGGGTGTCCGCAGCCGAGCGCGAGCGCATCAAGCTGCTGTACATGGAGCTTCAGAACATCCGCAACCGAGGCGGGCGCATCTTCAACACGGGCACGCCGTGGCACAAGGACGACGCCTTCCAGCTGATGCCCAACATCCGCCGATGGAGCTGCTTCGAGACGGGACTCATGAGCCGCGAGGACATAGAGCGCGTGCGCGCCAGCATGTCGCCTTCGCTTTTCGCTGCCAACTACGAGCTGAAGCACATCGCCGACGAGGACGCCATGTTCACCAACGCGCAGTTCTTCAAGGAGCCGCAGCTTTTGGCGGACGGCATAGGCCACATAGACGCGAGCTACGGCGGCGCTGACTATACGGCCTTCACCTGCGTTAGGGAGAGGAGCGGCATCTGGTACGCGCACATCCGCATGTGGCATAGGCACGTAGACGACTGCCTCGACGAGATCCTGAAGGAGTGCAAGGCCCTGCGCATCGGCACCGTCTTCTGCGAGTCGAACGCCGACAAGGGCTATCTGCGCAAGTCCATCATCCGCAAGGGGCACCCGTGCTGCTCCTACCAGGAGGCGGAGAACAAGTACATCAAGATAAGCACGCACCTGCGCAGCCAGTGGGCCAACGTGAGGTTCCTCGACTGCGACCAGTACCCGCTCGACGCGGACGCATTGAACCAGGTGCTCGACTACAGCGAGAACGCAGCGCACGACGACATGCCGGATTCGCTCGCAAGCGCGATAAGGCAGTGGCAGAGCAAGCCGGGCGTGAAGTTCTTCAAGGGAGGCATATAAGTGGCACACGAGTTCCATTCCTTCTACTACGACCAGATGCAGCGCGAGCCTGAGACCGAGGACTTCCGCGTGCCCGCCGGCACCGAGATGACGCCCGAGCTGCTTCAGAGGCTCATCGACGAGTTCGAGCAGGCCCACAAGCCGCGCTACGAGTACCTGGACGCGGCCTACAGGGGCCATTACGCCATCTTCGACCGCGCCTGGCGCAGGAAGCCCGACTACAAGCCCGACAACCGCATGGCGGCGGACTTCGCATACACCATCACGCAGACCTTCGAGGGCTACTTCATCGGCGTGCCCATGACGCTTTCCGTGCGAAACGCCGAGGGGATGCCCGATTCGCGGAAAAGCGCCGTGGAGGCGTTCATCGCCGAGTTCACGGCGAGAAACCTTCAGGAGGACGTGGACGCAGAGCTTTCGAAGATGGCCTCGAAATTCGGCCATGCCTACGAGATGCTTTACCAAGACGAGGACGGCATGCCGCGCTCAATCGCGGTAGCGCCGCTGACCGCCTTCATGGTGTACGACGACTCCGTGCTGAAGCGCCCGCTGTTCTTCGTGCGCTGGTTCTACGGCGACGACGGGGCCATCAAGGGCAGCTGGTCGGATGCCGCGCAGGTGGTCGATTTCGCCCGCACAAACGATGGCTTCGCCTTCGGCGAGCCTAGCGCGCATGCGTTCGGAAGCGTGCCCGCGGTCGATTTCCGCCAGAATACCGAGGGGCGCGGCCTCTACGAGGGCGTGCTGTCGCTCATCGAGCAGTACAACGCCGTGCTGTCCGAGAAGGCCAACGACGTCGAGTACTTCAGCGACTGCTACATGGTGGTCAAGGGCAAGGAGCTTGACGAGTCCGAGATAGAGAACATCCGCGAGAACAAGATCATCAACCTGTTCGGCGAATCGACCGAGGGCCTCGACGTGATGTTCCTCGTGAAGCCGAACGCTGACGGCGTGCAGGAAAACCTCATCAACCGCCTGGAAACGCTCATCTACAAGACCGCCATGGTGCCCGACATCACCGACGACAACTTCGCCACGGCCTCCGGCATAGCGCTCAAGATGCGCATGATGCCCATGAGCAACCTGGCGCGAAACAAGGAGCTGAAGTTCAGACGCGGCGTGCAGGAGCGCATGCGCCTTCTGGCCGCCTACCCCAACGCCGATTTCGCGGGCGATGACTGGCAGGCCGTGGAAGTGACCATGCACCGCAACATGCCCGACGACCTGCAATCCGAGGCAAGCGTGGCCGGGCGGCTCTCTGGCATCGTGTCCGAGGAGACCCAGCTTTCCGTGCTCTCGTGCGTGAGCGACCCGAAGGCAGAGATGCAGCGCAAGCGCGACGAGCAGGAAGAGAAGGCCGACGCCATAAGCGGCGGCATGCCCACCAATAGGACGGCTCAGGCCGATGACACCGAAGAGGAAGGAACCAACGATGAAGGTAGCGATCTATAGCCGAGGCAAGCGCCTTGCCATCCGCGAGCAGCCGAGCGCAGAGGCGCCAATTATCGGAACGATGGGCAGCGGTTGCGCCGCGCACGTCGAGGATGCCGCACCCGGCTGGCTTGAGCTGACCATGGGCGGCTACATCCGCGAAGACCTCGTGACGGTCGGCTCCCTGATGGATACGACAACGTACGCAATCAAGGAGCAGCCGAGCGAAGCGGAGCAGCAGCAGGAAGCGCCTGCGCAAGAGGCCGAACCCGAGCCTGCCGAAGAGCAGTCCGAGGCGGACGACAACGCCGGCCTGATGGCCATGAAGATCAACGAGCTGCGCGAGCTTGCCAAGGGAAGCGGCGTGGCACTGCCGAAGAACGCCACCAAGGCGCAGATCATCGAGCTTCTTATGGGCAGCGATGAGCAAGCCTAGCGACGAGTACTGGCGCGAGCGCCGAGACGAGTTCCTTGCGCAGCTTGAGAAGGACGAGGCCGCCTTGCGCAAGCGCCTTGAGAAGGTGTACGCCAGCGAGGCGGCAAAGCTCGACCGCCTCATAGCCGCCTACTACGCCCAGTACGGCGAGGACAAGGTGATCGAGTACCGCCGCCTGCTGCAATCCATCAGCGCGGAAGACCACACCCTGCTTATGGAGCGCATGGACGACTTTGCCAAGAAGTACCCGCAGTACGCCGACCTCATGCCCGTCCGCGAGTCCATCTACCGGCTGAACGAGCTTGAGGCCATCCAGCTTCAGATACGCATCCAGCAGTACGAGATAGGGGCCATCGAGCAGGCAGAGCTTCAGCGCCACTTCTCCGAGCAGGCGCGCCGCGCGGCCAACATGGCCGCCGAGGAGCTGGGCTTCGGCAAGGACTTCTACCGCTACGACTCCGAGGTGGTCAAGGCCACCGTGGGGGCGGCATGGGCCGCCGGTGAAGACTTCTCGGCGCGCATCTGGGCAAACCGCGAGAAGCTGGCGAGCTACCTCAACGACGACTTCTCGAAGCTCATAGCGCGCGGCGTCTCCTATGACGAGATCTCGCGCGAGCTTCGGGCGAGGCTGAACCACAGCGGCACCCGAACGGCTATGCGCCTCGTGTACACCGAGGGCACGTACCTCTTCAACGAGGCGCAGGCCCGCGTTCACGAGTCCGAGTTCGAAAGCTACGCCATAAGCTGCATACACGACGGCAAGGCCTGCGATGTGTGCCGCGAGCTTGAGGCCTACCAGAAGCAGCACCCCGCCAAGTTGTCCGAGCGCATGCCAGGCACGAACTTCCCGCCCATGCACCCGTGGTGCCGCTGCTCATACACCATTGAGGTGGCCGACTGGGATAAGTGGATAGACGAGTATGTGCAGAAGCGCGGAGGCGATTCAGGCACCCAGGCCACGCGCTTGCGCTCCGACGCCATGGTGCGAGAGCCTGGAACCACGTCGTTCCTGCAATCGCTTCAGCGCGTAGGTTCGACGCTCGCGGGGCTTGATTTCAGGCTCAAGGGCCAGCAGTCGCTCGCGCGCAAGATTCGCACCGACTCGCACGACAAGACCATGAGCGAGCAGGAAGCGGCCGATTCCATCCACGACGTGCTGCGGTACACCTACCAGCTTCAAACGGCCAGCTTCGCCGACGAGTTCGCCCGCATCCGCGCCGAGCTTGAGAAGGCTGGCTATACTCTGGTCAAGGTCAAGAACACGCTGCAGAGCACGGGCGTGACCTATCGTGGCGTCAACTGCCAGTTCGAGACGCCCGACGGCTTCAAGTTCGAGCTTCAGTTCCACACGCCCGAGTCGCTGGCGTTGAAGGAGAACGAGCTTCACAAGCTGTACGAGGAGCAGCGTCTTCCAGATACCGACCCGAAGCGCCGCGCCGAGCTTGTGCGCCGTATGATAGAGCTGTCCGACGGGCTGGCAACCCCGCCCCGCATCGAGGAGGTGCGCAAGTGATCTACTACACCGACGATTCCGTGAAGCGCGTGTCTCGCATCGACCTTGAGGCAGGAACCGCAGAGACCTACAACTTCACGCTCGGGAGATGGCGCGACGACAACGACCTGTGGGCCGTGCTGGTAGGCGAGCTTTGGCTTGACGAGATAAGCCAAGAGCAGGCCGAGGCTATCATCCGCAAGCGCAACAAGGAACTCCACCGCTAAAACCGAACACCCTTCTCACCTCCACGGTAGAACGAAGCCCCCGACATGGGGGCTTTTCTTTTGCCGATTGGAGGAGACGTGATCAGGGCCGAGTACATCACACGCCGGGGCTGCCCCGCGTGCGAAGCCTACAGGAAGGCGGTCATAGAGCCGCTTGCAGCCGAATACCCAGACCAGGTGCGCGAGCACTGGGCATGGGACAGCCTCATGGAGCGGCTGAACAACTCCGAGCGCATAACGCGCATCCCCATGGTGGTGATAACCGACGAAGGCGCGGAGGTCATGCGCCTTGCCGGTCTGCCGACGCTAGAACGCCTTGAAGACATCCTAGACCCCTCGTAGCGGGCGAATCTCACGCACGCGGGACACTGGCTTGGTCAAAGACCGACCGAGCGTTGAAGTCGCTAAAAGCCACGGCATCGGGCAGGCGTGGAACCCGCTAAAAGCTACGGCGAAACGTGCAGGCATGAGCCACGAGAAACCTTATGGAGGGTGCGAAACATGGCGAAAGACGGAAACCGACAGAAGTTCGCTGGCGTAGCGGGCGGAAACCTCACGCCGCCGCAGGGCGGAAGTGCCGACCCCGCAAGCGATGGTACAGAAGGCAATGAGGGCACCGACCCAGACCCCGAGCCTAGCGGCAACGAGGGCAACGGCACCGACCCCAAGCCCTCGGGCAAGACGTACACCGACGACGAGGTGAACGCCATCGTGCAGCAGAAGCTCGCGCGCGAGGGCAAGAAGCTCGAAAAGCGCATCCGCGAGGAGCTTGCGCAGCAGGCCGACGACAAGCGCTCCGAGGCCGAGAAGCTGGCAGGCATGAACGACCTGCAGCGCGCGCAGTACGAGCTGAAGAAGGCCCAGGGCGAGAAGGCCGAGCTTGAGCGTCGCATCAACCTCGCCGAGCAGATGGGCGTCGCGCGCTCCGAGCTGAAGGCCGCAGGCATCGACCTCGGCGACGAGCTGCTGTCCATGTTCGTTACGGAGAAGGCCGACGACACCAACGCCGCCATCTCCAAGATCAAGGAGCTGTTCCCCAAGGCGGTAAACGCCGCCGTGCAGGAGGCGCTGAAGCGCCAGCCCCCGAAGGACGGCGCGGGCGCCAAGCCCAGCCAGTCCTTCGCATCGAAGTTCGCATCCGATTACAGCAACCGAATGAACGGAGGAAAGAAAGATGGCGCTCAATAAGGCGTTCACCTACGGCGAGTCCCAAAGCATCCTCGATTCCGAGGTGGGCATCGTCGCGAAGACCCGCACCGCCACGCAGGCCATGGCCAAGGAGGTCGATGGCCGCAAGCTCATCAAGGCGGGCGCACTCTTCACGGGCACGTCCGAGTTCGGCGTGTTCCTTGAGGACTACGACATGACCGACACCGACAAGTGCCCGGCTGCGGTCATCTTCCAGGGCCGACTCAAGGCCGACAAGGTATCCACCGAGGCCAAGGCGAAGAAGGCAGACCTCGCCGCCGCAGGCCTCTACCTGGTTTAACGAAAGGAGCAGCGCAACATGCGTCTCATCTCTGAACTCATCACCGAGCGCGACATGCTCGACTTCTCGCAGGGCTTCAACGTCCAGCGCAGCTACACAGGCTCCCGCCTGTTCCCCGACCGCAAGACGCAGTACATCGAGGCCGAGTACACGCGCCTGGCCGAGAACGGCAACCTGCCCACCGTTGCCATGATCCACGGCTTCGACACCGAGGCACACATCGGTTCCCGCGTGCCGTTCGAGCGCGTCACCACCGAGTCCCTGCTCATCAAGGAGAAGATCAACCTCTCCGAGCGCCTGCGCCGCATCACTCGCGGCCTCGACATGCAGATGGACTCCGTGCGCCGCTACGTCTTCGATGACGTCGCCCGAACCGCCGAGTCTGTCGTCACGCGCGCCGAGAAGGCCAAAATTGAGGCCCTGACCACGGGCAAGATGATCATCGCCGAGAACAACGTGTCCATGGAAATCGACTTCGGCGTGCCCGAAGACCAGAAGGTCACGGCCAAGTGGGCGGTTGCCGACGCCGACATCCTGGGCGACATCGACGGCTGGGTGACCATCGCCCAGGGCAAGGGCCAGACCCCGACCGTTGCCGTCACCTCCAAGAAGGTGTTTTCCCTTATCCAGCGCAACGCCGCCGTGCAGAAGGCCATCTTCGGCGTCAACGGCGCGGGCATCTTGCCCAGCCTGGCGCAGGTGAACAACCTGCTCGCGCAGCAGTTCAACGGCCTCACGCTGACCGTTGACGAGGAGCGCTACGGCATCATCGGGGCCGAGGGCGGCAGCGTGTCCCAGGGCCGCTTCTTCCCCGAGGACAAGTTCGTCATGTGCTCCGTGGGCTACGACGGCTCCGTGGGCACGGGCCTTTGGGGCGTCACCCCCGAGGAGCTTGAGCAGGGCGGCGCTTTCGACGAGAAGCGCCAGATGCAGTTCGTCACCTGCACCCGCTGGGACACCCCCGACCCCGTGGCCACGTGGACGAAGGCTTCCGGTGTGTTCATCCCCGTGCTGCCCAATGTCTACGGCCACATCATCGCGACCATCGACACGACATCCACGCAGGCCCTTGAGGCCTCCGACCACGTGGAGGGCTAGCCCGTGGCCGCGCTCGTAGACCGCGTTAAGGCGCGATACCTCCCAGACGAGGCCATGCCCGACGACCCTGCCATCGAGGAGATGATCCAGACGGTCACTGACCGTTTGCTCATCCGCCTCAAGGTCGAGCAGCTTCCGTGCCTAGCCGAGTCAATCGCCGTCGATGCGGCGGTGAAGGCCCTGCGCCTGCGCGGCTACGAGGGCAGCACCTCCGAGTCGGCGTCCGACGGCGGCAGCATGTCGAACTCGTTCATCGACGACGTGCTGTCCGCCTATTCGAGCGACATCGAGGCCCTGCGCGACGCGTGCCGCCCCAAGGGCATCAAGTTCATGGGGGCGCGCCGATGAAGTGGTACAGGGCCAAGGCGTACAAGCGCGAGCAGACGGGCACCGACGAGCTGCACAACCCCGTCTGCTCGACCGCCGATGCTTTCGACTTCTTCGTGCGCTTCGGCCCGAGCCACAAGGCTCGCAGCGCCGAGGCGGGAAACGCCTTCGACAGCGTTTCGCGCTCTTTGCTCACCAAGCGCCCGGCAACCGACTTCGCCGACGTCTGCGGCATCGTGGTCAAGGGCGCTTCCTACGAGGTCGAGAACGTCATGGCAGACGGCGATACCGCCGTCGTGAGCGTGAAGAGGTGCAAGCCGTGGGACTCGTGATACGCGACGTAAACGGTCTTGCGGGGAAGCTGAACCGCCTATCGCACGTCAGGTTCGAGGCCGTGGTCATCAAGAACATGACCCAGATCTACAACCGCGGCAAGGCGAACGGCGGAACGCCCGTATCTACCGAGAAGACCAGGCCTGGTGGGCCACACGGCGAGCTGCGCATGTCGTTGGGGCAGTCCGGCGACACCGTGGGCTACACGAAGGACTACGCCCCGCACGTCGAGTACGGCCACCGCACACGCGGCGGCGGGTACGTGCAGGGCCAGCGCTTCCTTCAGCGCAACGTGAAGGCGCAGGAGCCGATATTCCGCCAAGACCTCATCGACCAGCTGAAAAAGCTCTAAGGAGGGCGCGAAGTGATTCAACGCTTGAGCCTCGCCGTGTTCCTCGGATGCCTCATCGAGGCCATCGAGGCTGGAACGGGCACCAGCTGCTACGACAGCCCCAAGAACCGCGAGTCGCCGCTTTACAGCGTCGAGCTGCAATCCACGCAGCCCGAGAACACCAAGACCATGTACATCGACGCGATCACCGTTTGGGTGCACTGCATCAGCGAGCCGGTGCGCCCCTACAGCAACGCAAAGGTGCTCGGCATGGTTCAGCGGCTTGAGCAGGCGCTTATGGAGGGCTTCGAGCTTCCCGCGCCGTTCAGCCTCTACCGCACGACCTGCAACGGCGTGCAGACCGTCAAGAAAGACGAGACCGACGAGGGCCACGCAATCGCGGAGTTCACGTTCCGCGTCTGCTACGGCCTCCGCGTCAAGAACTAGAAAGGAACCGAGATGTCTACTGCTCAGCAGGACACCAACCTCATCGGCTGCGACTTCGACGCAGCAACCGCCAAGGCCCTCAGCGGCAACGACATCGTTGCCCTCGTTACCGACAAGACCGGCACCAAGCTGCTCGCCGTGAGCGGCCAGCAGGGACTCAAATTCAACATGAGCCAGGACAACACGGAGGCCGCGACCAAGGACGACGCCATCGGCGGCTGGACGCTCAAGTTCGCCAGTTCCAAGAGCTGGGACGCATCCATCGACGGCCTGTACTCGCCCGACGACTCCGCCACGAAGACCGTCGCCAAGGCGCTTGCCGAGGGCGAGTACCTGTGCCTGAAGGTCTGCAAGCGCATCCGCACGAGCGCGAACACCAAGTACGTTCCTCTGCGCATGGGCCTCGCGCTCGTGTCCTCCGACAGCTTCGAGGCGCCGAACGACGACAACGCCACCTACTCCATGGAGTTCCAGGGCACGGGCAAGCCGTGGCTCTACGAGACCGCATCCGAGGAGCAGATCACCGCAGCCACCATCACCGTTTCCAACAGCTAAGGAGCCTGACCAATGGCAGAAGACACCGAACTCGACGCATTCCTTGAGGATTCCGCCGCAGATGCCGCAGAAACCGAAGACATCGTGAACGAGCTTGAACAAGACCCCGAGAGCATGGAGCCGCAGACCTTCACCGTGCGCGGCCACGTCTGCGAGATCCGATTCTCGCGCAAGCGCATCGACCTCTACGAGGAGCGCCACACGCCCATCATTGCCTCGTTCTACAAGAACGACGGCATGTTCACCTTCAAGGAGCTTGCGGCCATCGCGGGCTACGGCCTGAAGGTGCAGGGCGGCGGCTACTTCCTGCCGCAGAAGGCCGAGGAGATCGTGAACAAGCTCATCGACACGAACGGCTACCCCGTAGTGTTCCAGGCCGTGATGATGGCGCTTCAGCGCGACTGCGCTTTTTTATTCAAGGGCGCAGGGAACTAGCCCTATCGCGCCTCACCGGCTTCGACTACTTCACCGCCAAGCCGAAAAGCGGCGAAGCCGCGCAAGACGCCGCCCTGTTCCGCAGGGAGGCCGACTTCGCGTTCTTCGCCGCCAGGCTCGGTTGGGACTACGAGCAGTACGCGCAGCACACGCCCGTGCAGCTCGCGTTCGTGCGCAAAGAGCTTGAGACCGTGACCGTCGACCAATCGAACCTCTTCAAGGACGCCGTACAGGTGGCGGTTGCCAACTGCCTGTCCAAGAAGCGCCACAAGCTCTGGAAAAAGCGCAACGGCTCCTTCCGCGAGGACTCCTTCACCTACGAGGAGATCGACGCGCTGAAGGAGCAGCACCGAAAGAACCCGCCATGGACGCCTTGGGGAGGAGGCAAGCTGAATGGCTGATTACGTTCTCTCCGCCAAGGGAACCTACGACGGCTCGAACTTCGACTCGGGCGTCGATGGCTCCGCATCGAAGCTCAAGGGCCTCACCGAGACGGCCAAGGGCGTCGGCTCGCAGGTGGCGGGATACTTCGCGAACAGCTTCGGCAGCGTTGCGAAGTCAATTGGCAACGCCATCGGAACGGTTACCGCAGGCGTTACCACGCTCGCCGCCACCGGCGGCATGAGCCGCGCCTTGAACATCGAGAAGGCCCAGACGATGTTCAAGGGCATGAAGCTCGAATGGAGCGACTTCTACAGCACAATCCAGCAATCAGTTGACGGAACGGCGTTCGGCTTCGACACCGCCGCGCAGGCGTGCGCCCAGCTCGCCGCATCTGGCGTCGCCGCCGGCAACGACATGGAAAAGGCTCTGAACGGCTGCGTGGGCACAGCCGCCACGTTCGGCCAAGACTTAGGCGACCTCTCCTCGATTTGGGCCAAGGTGGCCGCGAACGGCAAGCTCTCCGGCGAGCAGGTCGCGCAGTTCACCGACCGAGGTATCAACGCAATATCAACGCTATCGACCTACTTGGGCAAGTCCTCCGACGAGGTTTCCAAGATGGTCACGGCTGGCAAGATCGACTTCCAAACCTTCTCCGACGCCATGTATTCCGCGTTCGGCGATTCGGCAAAGGCGGCGAACGAGACCTTCACCGGCTCCATGGCGAACATGAAGGCCGCGCTCTCGAAAATCGGCCAAGATTGGATGACTCCGCTCAAGGACTCCGCCATCCCTGTGTTCAACTCCATACGAGGCGTACTGAACTCGTGCCGTGCGGCGCTGAAGCCGCTCACCGTGGCCTTCGGCGAGTTCCTGGGCGTCACCTATGACGCGCAGGGCAACCTGACGCGCACCGGCGGCGCGGTCGAGAAGGTGTGCGGGTTCCTCGATAGCCTGGCCGAAAAGATCCAGGGCGTAGACCTCTCGCAGCTCAGTACGGGCGGAAAGGTGGCCGCCGCCGCTTTGGCCGGCCTAGCCGCCGTGTCGCTTGGCGGCCTCATCGGGCAGATTCCCGTGCTCGGCGCGCTTGCCAACTCGCTTACGGGCGGCATCGTTCCGGCTCTGAAGGGCGTTGCCACTGGGTTTCTGGCGCTTTCCGCGCCTGCTGCGGTCGCTGTCGCGGCAATCACCGCCTTCGCGGAAATCACCGCCTTCGCGGCAATCTTCGCCTACAGCATGGCAACCAACGAGGGGTTCCGCAACTCCATGGTCGGCATCGCTTCGAGCATCGCGTCATCGCTCACCCCGGCGTTCCAGAGCCTCACGGCTTTGGCCGAACCCCTTCAGGGGCTTTTCGCCGCCGCCGTAATCGTCGTGAACAGCTTCTCGCTCGCCATCGGCGGGCTGGAAACGGCGTCGATAACGCCC